TGTTTCCATACTGTCCATAACTTTTTCATCACCCAAATAAACCCCAACCATGGTTAGCCCATGCATTAAGTATGATAAACCAACATGTTGCCATGTGTGTTATCCACCATACTGTTCTGATTACTGCAATAGAATCAGCTTGTGTATCAGTATCTCCGACTTTTTCGCCAAGAGATTTTGCCCATATTCTCCAAATTTTACTAAACATTATACATCGTATACTTTAAAGTAATTTCCTGTCCTGGCAAAATTGTCTCAACGGCAATTAAATTGACTACACTGTATCCTGCTAGTGATGACAAAGGCCTTCGTTGGATAGTCATGCAATTAGGTTCTTCAGAATGATTAACAAATCCACCCAATGGTGTTCTAATCCATTCATCTTCTACTAATATTCTTATCATTCCTAAGAATTTTCCCGGAGCGATAGTCTCTACTGCGAATAGACCTAAGCCATGAATTGCGCTATTGCCTATAGTGACGCTATTGGGTAGCGGGCGATACGTACTCAATTGATATTCCTCTTCTCACTAGTTCATTACGACATTTTTGTTTTGTTCTGGCTGCGCCGTTATTGTTATTGATATAATCAAATAACTCTTGCTTAGGCATTCCTTTCATCCAGAAGTTGGTTGTTGTTGTCTTGTTAGTTCCTTTTACTCGTACCGTTTGTGACGGTTTAAATTTAATTGGCATAATATTATTTCATTGTTTGTATGGTACCATCATTCTTAACTCTGTAAGCTTCGAAGGCAACATCTGAATAAGCATCCTTTAATGATAATAAAGCTTTTAAGTTACTTACATCGTCATCAAACAATCTTATTCTTTTATATAATCCAGTATCTAGATATTTTCTAAACACCACCTCTTTGTTTTTAGCTGCGGAATCTAATCCGATATTACCAGCTCTTTCGATATAGACATTGTCCATATCTAGTCCTTGCTTTTTAAAAGTATCAACGAATAATTTCTTATCATCCATATCTCCTCGAGCAGTAACTACGATTACCTTCGATCCAGATTTAACTGAATTATTAATAATAGCCTTTGCCTTAGTAATCATTTTAGCAATAGGCGTCGATGTTCTATTAAAAATCTTTGCTGATTTAAATTGACCATAATCATATGATTCACCAGCTTCTAAACTATGTGTATTATATTCTATATTGGTTAACACTGATACTTTCTTTCCATCTTTCATAACTGTGATTTTAGCTTTAGTACGAAATAAGGTTTCGTCAATATCAAATATAGTTAACCCTTTGCCCTTTTGAGCTTCAAGTATATAATTTAATAGTTGTCTTTTCACTATTTAAACGATCGTAAGTTGTTTAGTTTATCTTGCGCAGTTGCAAGTTTTTCTAACACTTCTTCAATTGTTGCAATCGTATCAGGATGTTCTGCCACACCGACGTGTGAACCTAATAAGATTTTAATGTTAACCTGATGTGTTGCAATCTCACCCTTGAGTTTAAGTTCCAACGCTTTTAAGATGTCATCTCTAAAATTTGACATATTTTTATCTCCCGAAAAGTTTTTCTTTTTTATATTCGTTAATAGTATTTATAAGCGATTTAGTCCAATTGTCTCTATCTTCGACAAATACTTGTGGTCCTTCATCACCTGCAATACAAACAACCAATTTCTTGATTGGCATTCCAGTTCTTTCTTCCCACATAACAGCATAAGCTGCGCATTGCATAAAGTAACCACTAATCCATTCTACCTTTTTTAGCTTCTTAGATGTCTTATAATCTATGATAGCATCAACACCTTCCCACTGTCCTACGCAATCAACTCTACCCGCAACACCTAAGTGTTTAGAATATAATGGAGCTTCTTGTGCATATACTTTCGTTAAACATTTATCTAACGTTGGTTGTATATCCTTAAAGGTTTGTATGTTATGTGGCATTTCGCCTTCAAGATAGTCAGGGTCATTATTCACATATTTTTCCAATAGATTGTGAACTATCGTTCCACGACCAGATGCTCTAGAACTAATACGATTAGCTTCCTCTTCGCCTACTCTTGCTCTCCATTTCTGAATAGCTTCTCTACTTAATATCGAGAGAACAGTAGTAATAGAAGGATAACTATTACCGGCTGGGTCACGGTAAGTTCTACCAGACTTAGCAGTAACTGCAGTGAGATCATTATATCCGAGATCAATTGGTTCATGTTTAAACATCCGTAATAACAGCCTTGATATGATCGTCATTTACAATAACAGCACCTTGGCCTTCATGGTTAATAGGCATTGATTTAGACCAATCTAAATATACTCTATCTCCAGGTTTAATGCTCTTGATGTCGACACCAGGACCTACACCTAGAACTAATCCTGGCTTATGGCTCTTGTCTAATACTGCATCATTCGATAATATAATACCACCGGCAGTTGTTTGTTCTTTAGCAACTTCAGCTACTAACACATAGTTTTTTAATAATTTCATTTTGTTTTAATATTTCCTCTTAGTCGTGGTGGCATTCCACTTTGAATTCTTTGCTGGACTTCCTTCCAACCGTCGCCTGCTTTTTTTAATACGTCGCCGTCTTGTCGTGTATTCATAACGGGTGCACTAATTTGTTGTTGTAGGTCTGGATTATCTGCTTTAAACTTATCGAGTTCTTTCCAACTCATAGTATATTCAGTAATTTCACCAGACTTCAAATGTATAAAATCGTATCTAGGCATTAAACCACTCCGGTACTTCTCGTTTTGTCCACGCCATATTAAATCTTTCTCTCTTTGTTTTATAGAATGCTCTGTAAGATTCCACTGGATCTTTAGTTATACATTCCGGGAATGATGCCATTGCTAATTTGAATGGTGTCATATCTGTTATTGTTATATTATTTGGTATGCTTTTCAATGCTACTCTCAGTTTAGTATCTGTTGCATGTATCTTTCCATACCTATATTTATACTCATCACATAAAGCAATAAAATGCTTGTAGTGCCATTCATAGTTAAGACAAGATTCTCTAGTCCATACTGTTGAAGGGTGATTAAAATGACAAGCTTTGTATAAGACATCTTCACGATCGTCGTTAAGTTTCCAATATTGTATCATTGAACCAGACTTAGATGGCCTACGTTCCATAGTACCATCAAGCATTCGATGAACAGTTGATAACATCTGAGCTGATTCAACAATCATTTTGACTACATGTTTATCACACTGTAGTTGAGCAGCTATCACTGGATCATTATCTAGAATAAATATATTCATGCTGCTACCTTGTCTAAATGTTTACAAGAACCTCTGAATTTAAAACCTGGACATGAGCACTTCTTGTTATAAATGGTATAGGTGTTACCCTTACTACCTGTCACAGTTATATAACCCTTCGGCAATTCTTCTGGCCATTCGCCTATGAGTTTAAATTTGCGTCTTGATTTAGAAAACGTTTTGAGTGGAGTTTTAAACATTTTACATGCTTTGCCGGGTGGCATATATCCAATAAGATATCCATGGCTGTTGACATAATAGTCGCCATTGGCAATAGTTAGATCGCCCCAATCGGTTATTTCTCGTAGTATTTGTATCATAATATAATCCTTGTCATAATAGTATATTATAACACAGTTTCATGTGAATGTACACCTTTATTTACATTTATATGTGCATAAAAGTGTAAGATTGATGCATTTATACGTACATATAAATGTAAAAAAATGGGACACCGGCCGATATCCCATTCTCGTGTTCTCTAGCCTGATTGACCCTCCTTAAACTTACTGTTAAAATTAATAACGAAGTTAGATAAGATCACCTCCTTTAGTCCTGAGTTGTACTTTCCTCATCTACCGGTTTCACTTTAGTAGATTTAGCCCTTGTAGCCTTCGGCTTCACAAGGAGATTAGGAAAGACTTCAGAAACCAACTTAGTAGTGATTCCTTTATATTTACCCATAAGTTTTTTCTCCTTCATAGCAATTACCAGCTCTGCTTCGTCTGGATGTAAAGATTCTAAAACATCTATAAACATCTTTTCTCTGCGACCTGCTGGCATTTGTTCGCCAATGCCGCCTTTGAAAAAATACTTAAATCGTGGCGACATCCTATGCAGATTGCTTGGTTCATACCCCTTAGGAGCATCATCTTTCTGGTATGGCGGTACGCCTTTTGGTAATATAAACTGAATAGACTCGTCTAAGGTTCCTTTAAGAATATTTCTTAAGGGACGAGAATTCATTTTTTTAAGGTATGCTACCTTTTCTTTTTGAGTCTTTAAGCTACATGCTTTAGCTAAGATCTCGGATATCATTTTTTCAGCCATTGTAAAATTCCTCCACTGATTCAATCAAGTTGTTACATCTTTTCTTAATAAGATAATTAAGTACTTTCATTTTCATCGGCACTTTTTGCCCATTAAATTCATTTACTATAGTATTATATATATCTTCTGGAATCTTAGTGAGATCAATCAGTGTAGTATTCCTTTGAAAATTACGTTTAATTTCATCTGGCATTATGCTAGGATCTTCAATCCATGTGTCTATAAGGGTTTGTCTTAATGGTGATTGCTTAATACCTTCGACTAAACATGAATCAGATGATAAGATGTTTGGTATACCATCACCTTTATCTCCTCTGCATATGTGTTCAAATAAGTATTTCCTAGGAGTTTTATCTACTACCATTTTCTTTTGAATAGGAGAGAACTGCTTAACATGGTTGAACTTTTGTAGTTGAATAAAATCTTTATCAGATGATATAATCATTACTGGTTCATGATTACCAAACTCTTCAGTGTTTAATGTTAATGCACCAATGATATCATCAGCCTCGCATCCTTCCATGTGTAAAACTTTATATGGTAGATTCTCTTTAATCTCATCTCTTACTAAATTCAATACTCTAAAGATTTCATTCCAATCCATAGTAGATTCAGACCTAGCTTTCTTACGATGTGCTTTGTATTGAGGGAAATATTCTTTACGCCATGTATTCATACCATCGGCACATATAACCATTTGGCCATATTCTTTTCTGTATCTTTTATTGTACATTCTAATACTGTTAAGTATCATATGTCTAATAATGTTTTCATCATCGACTTTTTGTACAATAATGTTCGATAGCGCTATTTGGCTATAATCAAGTAATATCATCAGTATGTTTCTCCATTTCCATAATTCTATCTTTCAACAATTCCATCTCTTCTTGGAGTACGTGCTTAATGCCAGCATCTCTTAGTAGAGTAGAAACCATTAGGTTTAAGATGACAAACATGTCACCTTTCAATTCAGGGTTTTCTGTATAGTCAAAATTGACACCATATTCTTCTAAAGCACCTTCGACTACCTCAATAGCGAATCGGCCTAGATCAACGGATTGTTCAAACATATCAGTAGCTTCCATATCCTCGTCATAGGTATCAGCTAGTATTTGAGCAGTCCTTCGTTCTATAAATGTGTTGTCTATTTTGTCCATATATTAGTATATTATACCATAGTTGGATGCAAATGTACACTACTTTTTTAAGTTTTTTACGCTTTGTCCGCCGATTCTGCAGCTGATTATGCCGTTATAATAGTCATCAGTCAATAGAACTTCACGTGCAAACTGTTCTTTTGCTTCCATATAAGCGGCTTCACCTTTGGTTCTACATAGATGTAGGATTTCTCTGTGATAGATATCATCACCTTGAATTTCTCTTTCTTCGTTTAAGATCCTACTGGAACCGTAATAGGATCTCCAGTCAGATTCAACATAGGTGATTTTTCTTCTCTTACGAGTTTTAGTTTTGGGTAGGGTTTTCTTTGACCAAAAGAATTTCTTTCCAACATACTTTTGTGCAGTTGCTCTATTGGTAATTAGATATACAAATGCATAGTAATCATCAGTAGAAAAATCTGCTGGAGGTTCGTATTCTAGTCCTTCGTATAACCAATTCATAGATCTATTTATTAGTCAAAATCTAGGTCGTCTATATCTTCAACTGCGGTTCCACAACAAGGACAATATACATTCTCGGGTTGATAGTCAGTAAATACTATTTTTGTTATTTCGAAACAGAATTCACAGTGATGTGTTATCTCATTCATTTGGAACAGAGCTCCAATCTTTAAAGTTATCGTAACCGCCTATAGCTTCACCATCTATTCTAATCTGTGGAAACGTTCTTGCCGTAGGGAATTCTTGAAATAGTTCTCTCTTAGTAAAATCTTTATCTAACTGTTTATAGGTATATTCATATCCTTTAGATTCGCATAAAGCTTTTGCTTTATCACAGTAAGGACACTGTGTTTTTCCAAATATTTCTATCATAATTTTAATCCTATGTTAATCATCCAAAACGCCGTAAGCATTCCACCGAATACGCATACTTGTAATATAGATGCCCAGAATATCTGGCGCATTGGATGTATTAATGTTATTTTTTCTATCCAATCTTCACTAGGAGATAGATTAACGATCTGTAGTATTTTCTTTTCCACTATAGTGAAAGGCCTGCTAAGGTCGTTTCATCTACGTCTTGTTTAACTCCACCTACAACATATGAACTGATCTCTGTTTCTTGAGGAGCAACTTGAACGTTACCTCCACCAATCCACTTTTCAGTCCATGGCAACGGATTTAGTTTAGATACATGATACGGACATGTTAACCCTAAGGCTCTCATTCGTTTACAACCAATCCATTCAATATAATCACATAACAGTTTTTCGTTTAAGCCAATCATTGAACCATCTTTAAATAAGAACTTAGCCCATTCTTTTTCTTGCTCAATAACTTTTACGAATAACTTAGTTACTTCAGGTTGCATTTCTTTTTGTAACTTTGCGAAATCTGGATCTTCCTTTACCATATTTTTTAACATAGTAGTAGTTGCAGCTAAGTGGACGTTCTCATCCCTTGCAATAAACTTAATGATTTTAGCATTACCTTCCATCTTTTTAAGCTCAGCAAATGCCCAACTACATGCGAATGAAACATAGAACCTAATACCTTCTAATGCATTAGCACTATTCATACACATCCATAGTGCACGTTTATGGTCCATCTTGTTTGAAGCTGAGTTATTGTAATCAATTAAGTCATCATAGTATTTTGCGATATCATTACCACATTCTAAGATTTCTTTTATGTCGAGCATACCGTCAAAAACAGTGGAAGGATCAGCATAGACATTCCTAATGATGTGTGTATAAGATCTAGAGTGGATAGTTTCAGAGAATGACCATGTTTCGATCCAATTTTCCACCTCGGGCAGAGAAGCGATTGGTAAAAATGCAAGATTTGGTGCCCTCCCTTGGACGCTATCTAATAGTATTTGTCTTTTTAAATTTGAAGTAAAGATGTGGCGTTCATGTTCAGTAAGTAAGTCAAAATCTTTTTTGTCCCTACTGACATCTACCTCTTCTGGTCTCCAAAAGAAACCTAATTGTTTGTCTGTTATTTTGTCTAGTGCTGGGTACTTAAGGATATCAAATCTTTGCACATCCACCGGTTCATCAAGAAACATCATTTTATCTAAGTGAGATTTTTTATTCTTTTTTAATATGCTCATATTTTACAACTATCGCAGTCCTCTTCATCTATGTTTGCTTGCTCTAACTCTGGTAGATCGTCTTTAACGTTGACATCGACAGATCCATCATAAGTATTAAAGTAATACAATTGTTTTAAACCAAATTGATAAGCCATTACTAAATCTTTAATCATTAAAGACATAGGAACTTTGTTATCCTCGAAGTGTTCAGGATTATAAGATGTGTTAACACTTATTCCCTGATCTATATATTTCTGAAGTATAGCACAGATCTTTATATAACCTTCAGGAGACTTTTGGTCCCACAATAGGTCATACTTATTCTTAAGATGATGATAACCAGGAACTACCTGAGCCATCACTCCATCTTTACTCTGTTTATAACTAACCAATGCACGAGGTGGTTCTATACCATTCGTACTATTAGAAATTTGTGCAGATGTTTCTGCTGGCATTAATGCCATTAACGTAGAGTTTCTAATTCCATGTTCTACTAGAGAGCTTCTCAGCGTGTCCCATGGTAATGTAGATTTACGTTTTACTAAATTATCTACTGCACTCTTATATGTATCATTTGGAAGGTCTCCACTGGCATATTTTGTCTCATTATTTAATAAACATGCACCTTTTTCTTCAGCTAATTCAGCAGAAGCTTTAATTAAGTAATATGACCATGCCTCTGCATACTCATCAATGATCTCATGAGCTCCTTCATTATACTTTAATCCTCTCTTAGCAAGGAAATACGCTAGGTTGATTATACCTATGCCTAGTGGTCTACGATTCATAGTAGATCTTTCTGCTGCTTTGATTGGATACTCTTGATAATCTAATAGGTTATCTAATGCTCTTACTGCTAGTGTACAATACTTTTCAAAGTCTTTTGTATCATCTATCAATCCCCAATTAATGGCTGATAAAGTACATAAAGAGATCTCTCCGTTTTCATCATCATATGATTCTAAAGGTTTAGTGGGTAGATCTATTTCGCAACATAAGTTACTCATTCTAATAGGAGCTTTCTTTACATCAAATGCACCATGCTCATTCGCATGATCGACATTCATTATATAAATTCTACCAGTATCTTTTCTTTCTGTAAGTATCTTTTGAAATACTTCTAAAGCTGGCATTGTTTTCTTTCTTATGCTATAAGCTCTTTCATATCTTTCGTATAGTTCTTTAAACTTTTCTTGATCTGCAAAGAATGCTTCGTATAAACCAGGAACATCGTGTGGATCAAAGAATGTAATATTACCACCAGTCAACAAACGTTCGTACATTAGTTTATTAAACTGAAATGCATAATCCATATGTCTTACACGATTCTCTTCAGTACCTTTATTATTCTTTAATACTACTAGGTCTTCAAACTCGTAATGCCATACTGGAAGATATACCGTTGCCGCACCACCACGAACACCACCTTGTGAACATGACTTAACAGCTGATTGAAAATATTTAAGGAATGGAATAAGACCAGTATGAACTACTGATCCATCTCCTACTCTTGCTCCAGCTCCTCTTATTGAGCCAGCACCTATACCTATACCTGCTTTTTTACTTATATACTTAACAATGCTAGTACTAGTAGCATTAATGGAATCCAAACTGTCTCCAGACTCAATAAGTACACAAGATGAAAATTGCCTAGTTGGCGTTCTAACACCTGCCATGATTGGCGTAGGGAGCGAGATATAAAATTGACTAATCGCGTCATAATAATGTTTTACCCATGCTAATCTATTTTCTTTTTCGTTGGCAAACAACGTTGCGGCTACCATCATATATAATATTTGAGGTGTTTCGAAACATTGCTTAGTCCTTCTATCTTGTACTAAATACTTACCACGAAATTGTTCCATACCTGCATATGTAAACGTATCATCTCTATCGTGTTTAATATAGGTACCTAGCTCTTCAAGCTCATCTCTTGTATAATGAGTCATGATATCACCATCGTATACACCACGATCGACATTATCAATTACAATTTCAACTAGTGGTTTAGGTGTAAAATCTCCGTATACTTCTTTACGAAGCTTATAAGATATTAATCTTGAGGCAACGTATTGATAGTTAGGTGTGTGCTCAGATATAAGCTCAGCAGCGCTTTTAATAAGTAACTCATGGATATCATAAGCTGGTATCTTATCGTATAGTTGTATGTTGGCACGAATTTCTATTTCAGATTGTGACACCGATGTAACACCATCAGTAGCCCATTCAAGGACTTTATGTACTTTTTCTAAATCGAAATCTTGGAGTGTGCCGTCTCTTTTAGTGACGTGTATCATTGTTGTTTGTATTCCATTCATAATATTAAGTTATATTATAACACAGTTATGTGCTATTGTAAAGGTTTATTTCTTTTTCTTTAAGTGATTTCCAATCTCTTTGAGATGGATATCCCATAGAGTATTTAGATCTTCTTCTAAAGATTCTATTCTATCTATAAGTGGAATATACCCATCAAATCCTTCTATGCCACATTTAGGATGGCAATGAGATTCTAGATGGTCTAACCTTTCAGCTTGTATCGGATATTGTTTTCTAAATTTTGCATCTTTCTTAGCCACTTCCAAATCGTATTTCTCTGCATAATGCTGCAGGAAAGCATCTAGTTTCGCTTGAAACCATATACCCATAGTGGTTTTTTCAAACCAGTTGTAGAAAGAACTACCAATCACTGATGATAGTATTGACTTAAGAGATAGTATCAATAAGAAATACATTAATCTTTAATCTTATTAAGTTTTGCTATTGCTCTTACATAGTTGGGCATGCCGTGATCGACAATACCGTCAAAGAATTTAAATCTTTTCCAAGAGTTTAATATTCCTTTAAATGCATCTTTCCAAGATGGACCAGTTGCTTTATTGCCATCACTATCAAAGTAAATCATTTCACCGTGATGTGTGAATCCTAACCATGCTGGTGGAATCCTACATACGATATCGTTATTGTTCATGAATCTAAAATGAGGACACTTAATATTTCTAATGAATTTTGGTCCACCAACTCTTGGAGATCCGAATGTAAACAATTCAATAGGTGTATAACGAGTTGCAGCTATAGTTGCCATTGCAGCACCTAGAGAATGACCAGTCATATACACATCTTTTCTAACCTTTAATTGGTCGTTATGTTCTATTTCTGCCAATACATCCATCCATAAGTCATTCACTTCTTTCTGGAATCCACTATGAACTTTACCGCCTGCCATTGCCGCGCCTTTGATAACATTAAGATCAGCCATGACATCATTAATCTTTGAAGGTTCTGTACCTCTAAACGCAAACCATAAATCATTACGATCTTTTACTACTAAGCATTCAGCGCCATCTCTGGATATAAGCTTACACCATGGAAATCCTAATTTCTTAGTAGCGGCTTTTGCTTGTGCTTCTGTTTTATATGCATTCGCTGCTAGCTTAGCTGCTATGCTTGCTCTGTCCCATTGGCCCATTTCTTTTATCCTAGTTCCCATCTTTATTCACCTCAATTTGCGCGCCGATACCCTTTTGGCCATCGGACATTGTTACATCTCTATAGTATACTACTACTTCTCCAAGTTGTTTGATATATCTTTTTAGTTCTTGCATATCTTCCGCCATTACTTTATAGTCACCTATTGTAGTAGCAACGAAAACAACTTCTCCGTTATTTTGTTCTTTCATTTCATCTATGAATCTGTCTAAGTAGGTATATCCTACAGGCCATTCTGGATTCTGTGTATCTTCTTTAGCACATGCTTTAGGTCTTTTATCTCCAACCTTAACGCATGGATTTGCAATCTTTGCTTCTGATACTACATACCAATTAGGTGCTGTAAGATCAACAGGCCTTGGTAATCCAGGCTGCATGATTTCTATTTCAATCGGCTTAGCGACGATCTCTATATTTTTTGTTCCTAATAAAGAACAACCACTAGTCAGTACTAGTAGGAGTGTCAATACTGTATAATTTTTTAGTGTCATCTTCTAATCCCTCCATAACATTTTCACTAGCTGAATTAAACCTATTCTGCATTAGTCCAGGTTTCTTTATAGCTAACATATCCAAATTGTGCCTTCCGAATATCGCTAGGTATTCTGCTTTCTCAGCTTCAATTTCGGCATTCACTCTACTCATATTCTGTAGGGCATTGCCTTGTTTTTCAAAGGCTTCTCGTATAGCCACCATCGTAGCTTTTTGTTCAGCTACTGCACCTTCCAGTGCTATGTTATTAGATGCTAGTGTTTGGTTTTCTTGGTATAACCAATAACCTCCTAGACCTAATACTAATATAATTCCAATTAATAATTGTTGCATTAATCTTGTTCCTCTATCTTATAGTTCAGTCCATCCGCTCCAGCGAATTTCACTCTTCGGCCTTCGTCATCTATGAAGACTAAAATCTTTTCTTTTTCTGTTATTATTTTTGGGACGTTTTCAAAGACTTGGTCGTCTGCGTCACCGTATATTGCGTTATATGATACTGTTACTGTATGATATGTAATGAACCATGATTTGATCCATATCCAAGCTCGTTTACACCAACCTGGTGCTTTTTTAAACCAATCAATTACCTTGGACATTTTTTAATTTCTCTCGCTTCAGCATTATATTTTTCTTTTTCTTCTTGTCGTATTGAGCATCTGCTGGCATCGATACGCCACCACCACCAACTGAATTGGCTGCCATTTCCCACATTTTAAATGTTTTTAACTTCATATTATTATATATAATAGAACACTATCGGATAATGTCGTGGTTAGTGATAAATAGGTCTTGTTTAGTTAAAGCGTGTTTCACCTTATAAACAGAACAACCTAGGAAATTATCATAGGGGTCAGTTACGTCTTCTACAACCACCTTTGATTTTTTGAGACCAATCATATCACCAGTAATTGGAGATGCGATGTCTCTTACAAGCATATAGGTTCCAGGATTGAGCTGACCAAGTTCGTTTTGAAACCATTTCGATTCTTCAATCTGTAACTGATCCCAATCTTCTCCTTCCATTTTACTCATTATATTTTTAATTTGCTTTTCTGACATTCCTGTCTCTTCTTTAATTAAAAATAACGCAGTAGCGTATGAAGCTATCTTATTAGCTACACCACCTGGTACTAAATTTATTAATCTTTTGACATTGAATACTAATCTATGAAAGATAGTATAGGCTGATTTCTCAGCAGGAAGTTCTGGCTTCTTAATCTTCTTTCCTTTCTTGTCAATAATACCATAATCAAATGCTTTCATTTTCTCCCATGGAGTAACTAAAAGCTTTAAGAAACGAAACGCATAAAAGATATCACCTGCTCTAGAGAGCAAGCCTTCGCTTAGTGTCGGACTCTTTTTTAGGTTCATAGTTTCCTTAGTACATCTACTATTGGTTCGTCCATTCCTATTTCAACATATTCACTCACTGGTAAAAAATGTAGAAATATTAAGAATGGTTTAATATAATGATAGTGTTCATCTTCTACTTTAAACCATACCATCTTATTAGCGGCTTCTATTCCGAATACATTGTATATTACGATTAAATGGTTTAAGATTAAGCGCTCTTGAAGATCACCATGATCAGCATATCTTCTTAACAAGCGCTTTAAATACTTAAACCGTTTTAAATCATCTTTAAACTCTTCAACATCCATACATTCTGGATTGTTATAACTCTTTGCTGCGAAGAGATCAAAGTTTTTATTAGTCAGCGTTTCAAATTTAGTGTCCATAATAATATATATAACCCGTAAGGTTAACCTACTTGTTTATATACGGGCCGTTGACTTTAGCTTTATATTTCTTCATAGTTTTTACTACACTTGAATCTTTCAAAAACGTATCAAGTGAAGTCTTATCACCATAAAATTCTAAAGATGCAGGAGCTCCTTCTCCACCATCAAAGCTAGATATATGCATAGACTTAACTTTACTAATAACTTTATCCATAGCACTCATTTCAGCTTGATTGAATCCAAAGTCATCATCAAACTTATTAGAGGTATTACCTTTAACTATCTCAATGGTCATTGAAGCTTCAGCTTTACGGTTTTTATTCTTAAAGTTTTTAAGATCTTTTACACCTTCAGTAACATGATTTCTAATTTCTGCGAATGTTTTCATCTTATCCTCTCCTACCGGCTCTAGCCTTTTTAAGTGAATCTTTTAGCTGACTGATTTCTTTTCCAATATTGGCCATTACTTCGTTGTAGAAAGATTCCTTTTTATCAAATTCTTCATCAGATAAAGAGTCATTTTGTTCTGCAGCTTTAAGTTTAGCTTGAGCTTCTCTATCTTTATCAACAAGAGCATTAATTTTTAGATTAATTTTCTTGATTTTATCTCTATCAACACCTTTGACTTTATCTTTGACTTTACCAATTACATCACTAATACCTTCTTTAACTCCGTCAGTGCCTTTTTCAGCTTTAGAGTTATAGTTAGCATCTACGTAATCAAAGAATTCTTTCTTCTTGTCGCCTTTTAATTCAGCTGGGTTACTAACACCAAACTTCTTAAGAGCTTTTGCGAAGAAAGCTTGATACGCTTTTTGATCTTCATTGACAGTATCTTCAAATAGATTCGCGAAGATATCTTCGATATCATCTTGGTCCATACCATACATGTCGCTTTTTAGCCATTTAACGATATTAGCTTTATCACCAGTTACGTCAGCAGTTCCTCTACCACGCATTTTAATTTTAAGCTTGAACTTTTTCTCAGCATTCTTAGCATCAGTTGTATCACCACTGTAATCTACATCAATAGTAACTTTTCCTTTGCCAGCTTTCTTAGCTTCGTCTAGTTCATCTTCGTCTTCATCTTCTTTATCGTCATACTCAGAAACAGTATACTTCTTACCAGAGACTACGAATGTTTTATCGCCATTCTTACGAGCAGCATTTAAAGCACCAGTAAATTTATTACCTTCTTTTTCAATGCCTTCTTCTACTTCGTCTTCGTCGTCAGTTTTCTTACCGTTCTTTTTATCAATAGCCTTTTGAAGAGCTGGTGGTAAAGTACCTTCAGCACTAACTTCGCCTTTGTCGTTAGCACCAGTTTTCTTGATCTTATGCTTCTTATCAAAGTCATCTTCTCCAGTTGCTGGGCCATTCTTCTTACTAGGTTTATTAGGCTCTTCTGATTCTTTCATTATGGCATCATGATTCTTAGTTGCCCAAGCTGATGCTTCCTCTTCTGAATCAAACGATTTCATTACCGTACCATCATTCTTTTTGACTACATATGAGTCACCGTCTTTCGTAACGTGATCTTTTGGATCCATTTCGTTAACGGCTTTCTTGTTCTCTAAGACATTCTTGACAGCGTCAGCAACACTTAGAGTTTCTTTATCTTGCAATTTCATAGTTTTCTCCTTTATTGCAGTATTATCATTCCAGTGACAGCGGTTGCGGCTGCAGCCATAACTATCCAGAATATTTTATTGATTATATTAATAGTAGTTCCATTTTCTGAAACTTTCTTTTCTACCAGTTCTAATCGCCTTTGCCCATCAACCAACATTTCCATTTGTTGATGAACGAATTTTTCTAATCCCATGAGCTTTTCTTCAGCTCGTGCGAGTGATATAATAGCATCAGATAGTCGATCGAGTTTATCTTCAATTCTATCTAATCTATCTGTTTGAGTCACTCTTGCCATTATTTAACTAATCCTTTTACAGTCTTTTTATCTAAACCGTAAACATCTACCAACCATTTTTCTAAACCTCTTTTATCTGTACTTGTGACCACTAATTGGCCTTCTCTTTTATCCCAAGTATCGATAAAGACTCCATCGTCTTGCCAGTCATCTTGATTATCTCTCGGATCACCCATATCATAATCTAAAGTAGCTTTAAAGTTTCTTTCATTAATTATATTATAATGTTCTTTAAAGTTTTTCATGCCTTGATATTTTTTAGTTTCTTTATGACTACCAGCCATTGAACCAGCATACTTGCCTACAATATTTCCTGATGTCATATAAGATGCTAGGATTTTCTTTTGCTTTGGATTAATCTTCATAGCATTATATAAGGCTTCTTTCTTATCTGTTAATTGACCTCTATAAGGTTTCTTAGCAGCATAAATTCTACTAGCTTTTACATCACCAGCAGCACGTCCTACATATTGAGATTTGATTTGACCATGGTCCATATAATCTTTAAGGATATCTTTTTGAACTTTGTTTAACTTCATTGAAGCACATAGTTCATCAAGGTTCTTACCCCAAGCTTCTTTGATAATAGCTTTCAGATAGCTAACTGATTCGTTATTAACTTTATACAATACATCATTAACTTCTTTGTATTTAGAAAGACCTTTTTGTAATTTTTCAATTGCTCTAACTGCGCCTGAATAATTACCGGCCATCTTATTAGCAATGCCAATTGCTTTTTTTATTAATGCCGGTTTAAATTTTGCTTCTGTTATCGACATTATTTTTTCCCCTCAACTCTCATTTGTTTAAATGTTTTAATAGTTGTACTCTCACCAAGTTTCTTCTTTAAACTTGAAATTTGCTTTAGTAATACCTTAACGTCTTTACCTTTACTCTTTTGATCTGTATAAGCTAGGGATAAAGTTTCTAAATCTTTTAAATCTTTTTTTCTATCTTCATTAACCTGTTCATCAAACATACCAGAATCTTTCATCATTCTAAGAGCATCTTTCTTAGCCATATCAGCATTACTCTTAGAGATTTTTTCTACTGCCTTTTTGATCATAGCTAAACGTTTCTTTTTATCTTTATCAGATAAAGCTTCTTCAACACCTTCTTTCTTATCCTTCGCTACTTCTAGGTAACCTGGCATATTAGCTTGTGGGTCTCCAAGGTTCTTAGCACCTTTTTTCAGTGCTTCACTAGATCCACGGGCTTTAACAACAACCTTTTGTCCCTTCTTTAACTTATTTATAGACTTCAGAACAGTGACTGTCCAGAACTCCTGCTTAGCTTCGTCAATAGCGGTAAATTTTTCTCTTAAGTCTTTTAATTTCATTTTTTTTTCCTATACTTTAGCGGCTAGATCTTTATCAGCTCCGCCCCATGTTCCTTTGCTTTTAGTAGCAAAAGAGTTAACTCTTGCCATACCCCATTGTGTTGGATTAGTCCCTGGTCTATGACTGGTCTTCCAGGCTGCGTATCCCCTATCAAATACTTTCTTTAATATACCATACGGCATACCGGTTTTATCCGCCTTTTTCTGCAATGATACTTTTGTACCATCTTCTTTTAAAGAATCCTTGAAGCTTTTCATTTCTCCAAATTTCTTTTTAAAATTCTTTGTATGTTTACTCTCTGGAGCATCATCTCTAGGCTTATCATGCTTTGCCTTTTCTTTAGAGTCCATAGTATCATAGTCTTTAGCTTCGCCAGGAGTGACTTTCTTATAATCTTTAGTAGTTTTATCTGTGCCAACTTCATTGACATATTCGATTAACTCTACTCCGTCCAACCAAACTCTTTTCTTTTCTTCACCTAGTTGTACTATGACATAGTTAGAAGCACATACTTTAATACTACCAACTTCATTAGTGGCTTTAATGATTACTTCATCACCCTCTTTAAAGAGTTGGCCATTAATATATTCTTCTCTTCTATCAGATACTTTTTCTAATTGAACATGCTTTCTGAAATTCTTTGATTCAGCTAAACCCATTCCAGCTCTTACGGCATTCATAACTTCTTCTGCAGCCTTAAATCCTTTAGGCATACCTTTTGAAAATGCAGCTAAATCGTTTTCTTTTGCTGCAGCTCTTAATTTAGAAGCTGACATTCCAGTAGCACCTTCAGCATCAGGATCTCTTTCACCTGCGCTTTTAACAGTTATGCCACCTTCAAATTGGTAGAACCCATGCCTACCTTTTTCGCCATTATATTTGTTCAGTAACTTTTCAAACTCTAGTACTCTATCACTACCAGCAACCATGGTTACTTTAGTAAACCCTTGCTTATATAGTGCAACAACAATATCCATTGGTTGTCTTATTCCTTTATCTGCCATAATATTTCTGGCATGCTTAGGAAACATCTTTCTCATAAACTTAACTTTATCATTAAAATTAAGAGGATTCTTTTTAGCATCCTGTGACTGAGATGGATATACTCTATATGTTCCACCCATAGATACTTTCTTAACAGCATCCATTAACTTTTCATGTCCTATTGTTGGCGGATTGAACCTGCCAAAAGCAAAGGTGACTTCCGATTTATCTTCCTTAAGATACGACTTAAACGAGTTTATCATAATATATTACTTTTCACCTTTGGGTTCTTTTACTTTCTTCAACTTTAATTTATCTGCTTTTTTAACGGCCGGTAATAGCTTCTTTGCTATTCTCTGTATGGCTGCTTTTTTCTTGTCTAATTTCTTTTCTAATTCACCACGTGCAGCAAAACCTAGGTCAGCTTTGTTTTTGTCTTTTAGGATTTTTTTGATAAGGATATTACGTGCTTGTTTAGTTGCACGAGCTTTTAATTTTTCTGGGGAGGCTAGTTTTTTAGCAGCTTTCTTTCTGCCTAATGCGATCTTCCCTTTATTCTTTCGGAACGTAGCCTTAGCCTTCATTCGCTGAGAAGTAGTCATCGCTTCATTGAACTGTTTAAATGTCTTCATTATCCTCGGTCACCCATATTAGTTAGGATTTTCCCAACCTTTTATTATATCCTTGCTAAAGTTATTGGCAGAGAATTCTAATCTGTCAACAAGTTTAACCGCTCCACCTTCCATACGATCTATAGCAACAAAACCCTCAGGGTTGGTCACTTTAAATCCGGACTTCGTTTTAACAAATGTACCTATTTTGTTAAGACTGTTTAGTTTATTTATAATAATTAATTTGCTATCTACTATAGAATTTTGCAAATCGAACACATTTATTAACTTTTTTTGATTAGACGTACTAAAAAAGGATAATATAGCCTCTCTTTGTTTGTTTTTATTTGCTTTACCTTTTTCAGATGATAGCTTATCAATCTGTTTCATGTATCTATCGTTAACCCAATCTATTAATCCCTTTACATGAGTGGTAGTATTAGTGATTCGTTCACCTTTACGAACTTTAGTATTGTTATATGTGTTAAGTAATAGGTTAAGTTCTTTATTAGATTCGATTTCTTTAAGCGTTGAACCAGCTACTGTCTTGAATATCTTACCAGCAATTGATAAGTGTTTAGTTACTTCTTCAGTTTCCTTTGCAGTCATTGTTGCAGAACCAGAAATATCTGGTAACATAGCATCGACCTGCCAAACCTTAGATGTAGATTTAATTTTAGGTGTAATAGGTTGTCCAAACGTAGCTGACATTGATTCGAATGTTGAACCACTATATGATGTATGCCATACAACTCCGAACTCAGCCTTTGTGATATCCTTGGCCAGTGAAGTCCCTACAGGAACAGCGTAAACAATTGTATTAGGATGAAATGTAATATGCTTAATACCATTGATAGTTTCTGTTTTGATGTCACTCTTATCAAACATAAAATCGCCTTGGATAACATCAGTGATGCCCAAGCCTTTTAAGTTATCGAATGCTATTTTTAAT